TTCTTCTTTGGCATCAATGTACCAACAGAAGGTGTACCACTTACATTAGTAAATGTTGCATTTGCACCAGATGGGGTGTATTGATCTGGGCTCATATCTTTTTTCATTTTAGTACCTGCTGACTCTAGATGGTTTGAAGGTGCGCCCATGCGACGTCGCATTGCGTGACCCATATCTGTCCAATTTGCCATGGTGACTCCTTAGTGTATGTCTAAGGATAGAACTAAATTAACTTGCTGTAATGGCGAATACAATGGCGGAAATTTCTCCGTCACGGGATTCAATAGTGGTAAATCCTGGTTTGCAGGTTAAATCTAAACCTCTAGGGGCTACATAGCCACGAGATATAGCAATTGCTTTTACTGCTTGGTTTACTGCCCCTGCACCTACAGCACGTAACTTTACTTCGTGCTTTTCGTAAATAGCATGAGCAATTGCTGATGCAACGCTTTGAGGATTTGAACTTGCACTAACTCTTAAAAACGGTTCGTCATTAGAAACAGGGATTTCAGGTGAAGTTGTCATGTCTAGTAGTCCTTTGGGTCGAATTTATGTACCGCTCCTAGAACATAGGGTAAGGCTAAAGTCTTGGGGCGTCTCTGTATTTAGGATCTTTCATTTGTTCGGCAACTGCCTTCTCGACCTCATTATAGAAGTTTTTTCCTAAGAGCCTTGCAAGAGCGTAAGAATCTGCGGCATTGTCGTCATTAAATTCTATGCCCCATCTTTTGTATATTTGTAGCAACATCTCTTGTTTTTTTGCATTACCTTTTCCTGCAGCAAACTTTTTTAAAGTCATCGGTGGAACTTTTAAGGGAAATTTTCGAAAATCACCCTCTTCAAAATAATCAAAAATAGTTAGTCTAACGGTGGCTGACAACTCTCCCAATACAAGGGCTGCATGGCTAGCAAGAACGGTGCCCTCCATTGCTATGTCTAAAATTGTATTGTTATTTTCTTCAAGGTAATCTAAATGGTCTACTAACCATTGTCTAATATCAGCAAGTCTTTCAATTCCAAAATAAGGAGATTTATAAACCCATGTAATATATTTTGTTGGATCATCAAATTGAAGTGCGGTTAATGCAAAGCCAGTAAGTGATTGATCTATTCCTATTGTTACGTTGCAGTCTTTAGGTAAATTACCATCAATCGCTTTGGTTGGCACGGCGTTCTCTTTCATCTATGACCATTTGCACAGTCCCTAGATAACCCGCCCCGTCAACTAGGTTGTCTCTCTTTTGTTGGTGAACTTCACGGCAAATTTTTACCCAAGCCATTGCTAATCCAACCTGCTCTTCTGTTACATCTGTACCAAAAATTACTTCCCAACCTTTAGCAATACGATTAAAATTATCTAATGGATGATCATAAGATTTGTTACGATCTCCTGTAATTAATCTTTGAGCCTCTTCAAGTATTGTTTCTTTATCCAAGTTCAAAGTATGCTCCTTTTATTAAATAGTTACTTGCTGGTTTTGTTAAAGATAGTAAGTAATCATACGTCTCTTTAAATGAATCACGTTTGTTTAGTAACCACCAAGCAGAAAGTGCTGCAGTTGAGTTAGATGTTCCAATAGTTGTTTTAGTAGAATTATCTAACATGCGAGAAGTGTAGTTGTCTGGAATATAGATGTCTACTTTTCCTTTTGCGTTACTGTATGTTTGAATAACTCCCCCAGAGGTAACTGCTCCAACAGAGACTACCTCTTTCCAGCATGCTGGAGTAAATACTGGTTTTTTATTGCCATCATTTCCAGCAGCAGCGATTACAGGAACATTTACTTTCTTTAAAAGACTTACTTGTTTTTTAAATACAGTTGAAACATCGCAGGTTTTAAATGTATTACCTTGAGAAAGGCTCACAACAGAAATGTTGTACTTCTTTTGATTCTTTGTTATCCAAACCAATGCATTATCAATATCATCTGTGTAATAATCTGCGGGGTTTCCTTTTGGATCTATACCAACAATTCTAATTAAAATAATTTTTGCTTTAGGATTAACTTGAGTAATTATAGAAAGCATTCGAGTGCCGTGACCTAAAACTTTGTTATTGGAAACGGGGATATTGGTAGCCCCTTTACCTTCCATAAATTTTTTGCCATTTGGACAAGTAAATTCAGAAACAATACAAACCTCATGTACAACATTGTCTTTAAATAACTCTGTATTTGTTCCAGAATCTATAACTGCTATAGATTCTAAATAATCTGCCTGTACTGGTACTACCTGTAAGCCAAGTAGTACCAGCGCAAGGACTAGAAGTTTTTTAATTCTTTACCCAACCTCTAAGCAAATTAATTAATTTGTTTAAGTTGGCTCGTAACATAGTCAACTCTTCAGCAATAGAGGCCCTGATTTGATCAACAGTTTGCGGTGTAACAAACGAAGCACTTTCGCTAATTACAGAATTTCCAATAGTCTTAGTTGCAGAAATAGTTGCAGCGGTGTTTGAATCAACTATTGGTGTAACCTCTGTATTTGGACCAAAAGAAACAGCCGTTGAGGCTATTGTTGCAGTAAGAGTTTGTTCTTCAACAACCTCTACTCTTACAACGGGGGAAGGGACAGCCTCTGTGCCTTGAGTAAAAACTTGTTTTTCTGAATCGTATTTTACAGGATTTTCAGGAGTTCCCATATTTCCACCCTGACTTAATCCAGTTACTGGATTTGGTGCTCGTTGTAATACAATTGAGCAGCCAGGACAAGGTGTGTCACTAGGCATTACTCCACCCCAAGACCCACCTGGACCACAAACTGATGCAGTGCAAACAATGATGTTTGTAACTACGCCAGATGAGTTAACTACGGCGTAAGTTCCTGTAGGTTCACTTGCTTTTGCAGACGTTACAGTAAAACTTGTTAATACAAGTGTTATTAGTAATATGTTAGTTATTTTTTTCATGTTATGAATGTATCCCTCCGTCCCATTCGGGACTCGTTTGTTCTCCGTGTTATTTCCCTCGAAACTAAAGTGATGTCCCGTTCTTGATTTGAGAGCATCATCTCTAAGATCTTGCGATAAGCATACCGTTCCTCATAGGTATCTCCTAATTGGATAATCTCTGGATCGGTAGCAATCTGAGCCTTGGCTAAACTTACGGTTGAGCCTTTTGAGGCTGCTCCCATCTTGAGTATGAGCAGTTTGTTCTCAGCCATGTCTAAGGCTCTCTGAGCCTCACGCTCACTAAGTTGAGCCTGAACTAACTGCGAAGCAAAGTAGTCGGCCCAACCAGTAAGAGTAGTAAACATTATGGCTAAGTCTTCACTGCTCAACTCTGTAATGTCAGGTGGTAATACTGCTTGTTCATACTGTGGCTTTGGTAGGGCAAGACCCCTCTTCATTAATACTTCTATCTCACTCATTACTTTCCAATCAAAGAGCAGTACTTACAGCCAGCAGGATCGACATTACAGGCAGGTGAAACACCTGCATCAACTGCATCTATAACTTTCTGTGCAGCATTAAAGATTCTTTCTACTACGTAGTAGTCAGATTTAATTGTGAACTCTTTATAATCTTGGTCTGCTTTTAATTCATAAATAAAAACAATTTCATTGGGAGCATCATCGCCAAATTGTCTTTTGGCTAACTCTAAGTACATCTGTCCTTGAAGTAAGTGAGTTCTAAATGGACGGCGAATGTTTTTCCAAGCCTTTGTTAGGTCACCATCTGCATCGTAAAGTAACTCTGGCGCTTCAAACCTAAGTGTTCCTGCCCCAATAGATTTAATTTCAATTAAACAATCATCTCCAATACCTTTGACCCAGCCATCTGCATGACCATGAATACGAAGAGGTTCATAAACTAGGGGAACTTCTTTGTACTCAAAGACTGAGGGGCCATTATTTACCTCAGAACTAACTCCCCACTCAGATCTATCATCTGTTTCACAGTACCAGTTTCCATACAAGACACCCATATCTGCTAGTCGGTTCTGCCATTTAGCATGGATGAAATGTCCTTCATCAAAGATGTTCTGAAGGCGAAGATTAGGTTTTTCTTTCTTGGCCTTACCACCATTTAATAGATAATAAGCATACTTGTGACACCAGTCGGCTTTAATAATTTCAGAAGGATGAAGTACGTCCGTCCTTCTATCTGACTCTGGCTGTCTCATTAGGTGACGTTCTATGTCTCCTATTAATCTAGTATCAGCCTTTTTAGTATCAAGGAACTTCTGTAAGTCTGTCTTAGGTGTTGCCATTAGTATTCCTTGTCTGTACTGAAAATAAATTCTCTTAGGGACATTTTCTTTTTGTATTTCTTTTGCCACTTTCGCATTAAAGCATTACGTTCTCTGTGGCTTAACCCACCCCAGATTCCGTGTGGCTCATCTCTTTTAACGGCATCCCACAAACATTGGGCACGTACTGGACAATGGTTTTTTCCTGTCTCACCAAAACAAAATGCTTTGGCCTGATCAGCAATGTCCTTGTACTGCTCTTTATCACGAGGAGGGTAGAAGATGTCGGTGTCTTGTCCCGAACATCTTGCTTCGTATCTCCAGGCATACTCTGGTTCATCCATGTGTTAGGCATCCTTGACTTTCTCTAGCATTTCTATGAAGTCGTCTTCAAGGAGAACCACGTAATTCTCCCCATCTAAATGGATACCAAGTACTGGCATTCTTCCATCTAAAA